AAATTTTAATTGTTCCAACAAGAGCGATAGAATATATTGCTATAGATTTTATAATTACAAATAGTGGAGTTCAATTTACATAATTGATACTTATTCGGAGAGAAAATGACTACAAAAAAAGGCGCACCCGGAATATATGTAACAGAAACAGATTCATCACAGCCAGTTAAACCCGGTTTAACAGGAATTCCTGCATCTGTGATTGGAACAAGTTTAAAAGGACAGGCTTTCGTTCCAATTACAGTTGGAAGTTATGATGATTATAAAACTGTTTTTGGAAAATCAGATGGTAACAATTATGGTCCTTTAGCGGCTTATAGTTACTTACAAAATAACTCAAATTCTTTAACTTTTATGAGAGTTTTAGGTGCCGGTAAAGGTACTGAAAGAAATTCAAATGGTACTGTAGATGCCGCAGGATTTGTTGTTGGTTCTGGAAATCAAAATAATTTTGCTTATTCTAATGGGTTAGAAGGTAGAACACACTTTTTAGGATGTTTTATGTCTCAATCTGCAGGTTCAACATATTTTAGTGATGCTGGTATTACTGGACCTACGCCAATTTTAAGAGGTATTATTTTAACTGCATCAGGTGTTTTAGCTACTTTATCATCAAGCTTAGTGCAAAACAACACACCCCCAACTTCAGCAGTAACAAATTTAAATTTAGCTGGTTCAACTGTAGGAACTATTACAGATGATGATAAATTTATTTTAATGTTAAATGGTAAAAAAATTAATAATGTTATTACAGCATCATTTAATATAAATTCACCTGATGATGATTATTTTGCTATTAAATTAAACAGAGATCCATTAAGAATAGAGGAAGAAGGATATTGTTTATATTCATATTTTGATATTCATCCTTCTTTAGCAGAAATAAATGGAACAGGAATTGTTACAACGCCCGGTACAAGACCTTTAGCGTTTATAACTACAGGCTCTGCAGAAAGAAATACATATCCCGTAAACGCAAATTCATCTCCAAATTTTGAATCATTTGTAGATAGATTTGATTCTGCAAAAACACCATGGGTAACATCACAAAATTACGCCGGTAGAATTTATGATTTATTTAGATTACATTATAAATCAGATGGTGAAATACAATCTTCTGATCAACTTAAATTTACGATAGAAAATATAAAACCTGGAAATTCCACAAATAAATATGGAACGTTTGATTTACTTGTAAGATCAATTAATAATTCAGATAGAGATAAAAAATCAATAGAATCGAGGTTTTCTTCATTATCACTAAATCCAAATGATAAATCATTTATTGGTAAAGTTATTGGTGATATGAAAATGTATTTTGATTTTGATAAACCAACTTCTTCACAAAAATTAGTTTTAGAAGGAAATTATGAATCAAGTTCAAATTATATAAGAGTTGAAATACATCAAGATGTTTTAGATGGAAATGTTCCTGATTCAGCATTACCTGTAGGATTTAGAGGTCCACAACACTTATGTTTAAGTGGATCTGTACCATTACCCGTATTATCTTCAAGCGCAGGATTATTAAATACGTCAATTCTAAAAAACACAGTCGAACCTCCTGTTCCGTTTAAATTAAATTTAGTTAATGGTGATCCATCGAATCCTAAGGCAATAGTTGATGCAGGGTTTTGTTGGGGTGTTCAATTTGAACATCCGGTTACAAGTACTATTACAAATGGTAATATTCAAAATATGGGAATTCATAATGGGTATATGAAATATTATCCGGATTTTAGTTCATTTGCAAATTTTGCTACATACGATAATGCTGGTGCTGCTACAACAACACAGTTTGGAATAATCGATAGTGATCTTTACAATAAGAATAGATTTACTTTAGAAAATGTTATGTTAGTTACTGGTTCAACTGGACTTGCAGATCCTAAGCTTTGGAAACAAGCAACTTATTCAAGAGATGGTTCAATAGTCACTGGTAAACGCGCATGGAAAGTTGAAGATTTAACTGTACCAGATAATATTGCATATTCAAAATTTAGTTTTTATGCTTTCGGTGGTTTTAATGGTTCAAATATCTTTGATAAAAATAAATCACAGTTTAAAAATAAAGCGATTGAAGACGAATATAATGATTCAGGAAATCCACTCCCAACAGACTGTCCAACTTTAATGTCTTATGTCAAATCTATAGACATTATGAAAAACACGACTGAAGTTGATATGCAATTATTGGCAATTCCTGGAATTAGAAATGAATATGTTACAACATATGCATTAAATATGGTTAGAGATAGATTTGATTCATTATATTTGATGGATATCAATTATTATGATGATAATTCACTTTTAACAGAAGATTGTCGTGAAGCAAATATAAAAATTACAGCCCAGCAATTTAATTCACGCGCAGTTGATAATTCATTTGGTGCAACATACTTCCCAGATATAACTTTAATAGATCCAGACATTAATAGCGAAGTATTTGTTCCATCATCTGCAGCAGTTTTAAGAGCATATGCAACAAATGATACTGTTGGAAAACTTTGGAATGCACCGGCAGGTTACAACAGAGCAAATCTAAACCAAAGTGGGGCAAAATTATTAAGATCATTTAATGAAGGAAATACAGATTCATTATATAACGAAAGAATAAACCCAATTATCCTTGAACAAGGTCAAGCTGCACCCGTTGTTTGGGGACAAAAAACGCTTCAATTAGCAAATACGTCATTAAACAGAATTAACGTTAGAAGATTACTGTTAAGTCTTAGAAGACAAGTAAGATCTGTTGCTAATAGATTTATCTTTGAACCCAATAGAGAATCTACACTTGCAAGATTCTCAAGTCTAGTTGAACCAATATTGGCAAATATTCAAACTTTAAATGGTATTTCTCAATATAAAGTTCAAATTGATACTTCAACAACAACACAACAGGATATTGAAAACAATATCGTTAGAGGAAAAATATTTATAGTTCCAATCAATTCAGTTGAATTTATTTCAATCGATTTTGAGGTAACTAAATAATTAATAATACTTAATATTTAATTTAGGAGAAAATTTAAATGGCTGAAACTTTAGATGTTAGTTCAATGTTACCGTCAAAATTCGAACCAAAGCGTGGTAATCGTTGGGTTCTTATGATAGAAGGTGTAGATGCTTTTATTTGCAAAACCGCTGCAAGACCAAAAATGAAAGTTGAATCAGTAGTGGTTCCATTTGTTAATTCAAAAAGATACCTTGCAGGTAAGTTTGAGTTTGAAGAAATGTCAGTAACACTTCACGACCCAATCGCACCATCTGGCGCTCAACAGGTCATGGAATGGATCAGATTAACTTTCGAATCAGTTTCTGGTCGCGCTGGCTATGCAGATTTCTACAAACGTGATATACAACTTAAAATGTTAGATCCCATCGGCACTGTCGTAGAACTCTGGGATATAAAAGGTGCCTTCTTAACAAGCGCAGATTTCGGTGATCTTTCATATGAAGATGAAAAAATGACTGAAATTAAACTAAATATGAGATATGATAACGCAGTATTACAATACTGATTTATTAAAATATATAGATTTTCTTCTAAGCGCCTAAATTGGGCGCTTTTTTATTCATTCTGGATTGAACAACTTTATAGGTTAGTTTATTATTAATAATAAATGAAAAATAAATATCCAAGAATTAATTGTAATTTATGTCAAAAATCGTTTGGACAAGAAAAAGTATTTATTGAACACATAAAAGAAAATCATAATTTAGAAAGTAGTGAAGGGTTATATTGTGAATGGAAAAATATACAACCTAAAAAATGTTCATGTGGTTGTGAAGAAGTAGTTCGATGGGACGGATGGAAATATGGTTATAGTGAGTCAAATTATAAATTAGGACACAATGCAAAAGTATATACAACATTTTCAAATCCAGATGCAATAGAAAAAATGAAAAAGAAAAGAAAAGAGGGATTTGAAACGGGTAGAATTAAATCTTGGAATACCGGATTAACAAAAGAGACCAATGAAATTTTAAAACAATCATCTATTAAAAAATCAAATACGCTTAAACAAAAATACAATAGTAATGAAATTACTCCATGGCAAGGTAGAGAAGGTAGTCAAGAATCATATAAAAAAATTTCTGATACAAAAAAAAGATTATTTAATGAAGGTGCTTTAAAAATATGGAATGAAGGACTTACTAAAGAAACAAATGATAAA